TCATCTGGTTATGAACTGGTTGCTTGATCTTCTTGACGCGATTCCGGCGCTGTGGCGACTGGTGGAGATCAAGACTGAAGCCATGTTTCTGCGCCAGTTGCGCGCCTACTGCCTGCAGTTATTCAGGGGCGAGCTGGGCGAGTTCGCGTGGATACAGGACATGACCGATACCATCGCTGACCAGATGGGCAAGGCGTGGCGTGAAGGTGCGCGCGCGGTTGGTGTTGAACCTTCCGAGTTCACCGATGAAGATAACGAGGAACTGAACAAGATCATCGCGTCAGAATACGATTATGTGCTGGCGTTGGGGTCTGACATCCTGGCGCTGAGGCTCATGGGCGGAACACTTGAGGAGTACCGCACGAAGTTTGCGGGGCGCATCGAAGTGTGGGCGCACCGGTATACCGACGTGGTGAACCAGGCGAAGGTGTGGTTTGGCAAGCGCAAGAAGGTCAAGCTGAAATGGGAAATGGGCGCGACAGAGGAACATTGCGCAACCTGCGCGGCGCTCAATGGAATCGTGGCGTATGCGGAGGATTGGGAACGGTCAGGCATCCATCCACAGAACCCACCGAATAGGGCGCTTGAGTGCGGTGGCTGGCGCTGTGATTGCGCGCTGGTGCCAACGACTGAGAGGGCAACGAATAACGCATTGGAGAGAATACAAGACATCGTGATCGCTTCAAAACTGGATAATGCGTAACGGCTTAGATGTGCGCGTACCGGTAAGCGGGCAGGTATCAGGCGATGAGGAGATAAACGCGCTCATCGACGTGGCGCGTACCAACCATTGGGCGGGCGGTCACAAGGTCGTTGAGTTCGAGCACGCCTTCGCGAAGTATCACGGCTACAAGCACGGCATCTTCGTGAACAGCGGTTCATCCGCCAACCTGCTGGCAATCGGGGCGCGTGAGTGGAAGTTCCCCGTGCGTGTGAGCGCGTGTTCATTCCCTACCACAATAAACCCGATCATCCAGAGCGGGGCGCGGCCTTATTTCGTGGACATTGAAATAGGCTCATATCTTCCCAAACACACAGTCGATGTTGGCTGTCACGTGCTTGGGAATTTCTGTACCTCGGGCGAGGTGGTGGATTCCTGCGATGGATGCTTCCCCGGACAGGACACGCGCACGGCAACATTCAGTTTCTTCCCGGCGCACTTCATGAGCACAGGCGAAGGCGGGATGGTACTGACCAACGACACGAGCGAGTTCATGCGCCTGCGCAGTATGCGCGATTGGGGGCGCGACTGCTGGTGCGAACCAGGGCACGATGACACCTGCGGACGGCGTTTCGATTACACGATCGACGGTGTGCAGTACGACCACAAGTACATCTACTCGCACATCGGCTACAACCTGAAGGCAACCGACTTGCAAGCGGCGGTGGGACTTGAGCAGTTGAAGAAACTACCCGCGTTCCTGGACAAGCGCCGTCAGAACTTCGCGCACCTTTACAACAACTTGAGAGATACAGAGGATTGGTTCTACCTGCCAGTATCCTACAAACCTGATACAGCGTGGTTTGGATTCCCATTGACGATTCGGGATGACGCGGGCTTCACCAGGCGTGAGATCACGCGCCATCTGGAAGACAGCGGCGTGGCGACACGGCTGATGTTTGGCGGGAACATCACGCGCCAACCGGCGTACAAGGGCGTGGATTACGACGCTGACCCGCTGCCAAACGCGGACAGGGTGTTTTCGAGCGGATTCTGGATTGGGAGCTGGCACGGGCTGAACTTCGACCAATTAGACTATGCGAGCGAAAGGATATATGAATTCTTATCCAAAGTGTGACATTGACTTTGTGCGAGAGCACGGGAACGCGTGGCTGTGGACGGGGGAGCGCGTGCTGATCACGGGCGCAACGGGCTTCATCGGTTCATGGCTGGCGCAGGTGTTCGATTACCAATGCGAACTGACGTTATCCCGCGATTTTGTGGATGGCGAGTACGACAGCATATTCCACCTCGCGCCGACGCCGATTGAGCCGGTCATCGAGTGTGCCAGGAAGCACAAGGCGACGGTGCTTTACACCAGTTCAGGTGCGGTATATGGTGGGGCTCCACAGCAGGTGAACGAGGACGCGCCAATCATCCCAAAGACTGAGTACGGGAGAGAGAAGGCACGCTCAGAGGCTTTGCTGGCCAAGTCTGGCTTAGATTATCGCATTCTCAGAATCTTTGCCACAGCGGGGCCGGGGATGCGCGATTACTTTGCCATAACGGCGTTCGTGAACGCAGTCAAAGCGGGAAAGCCGATGGAGATATACGGCACGGGCAAGACGGTGCGCTCCTACCTGTATATTGCTGACCTGCTCGTGTGGATGCTGCGCATCATCGGATTTGGCAGGCCGGGAGCGTACAACGTGGGCAGCGAGATACCGATCACTATTGAAGAACTGGCGGAGCGAGTGGGCGATTACGTTCACGGGCATCCCATCAAGCACGTGCAGCGCTATTTTGTGGAACCAGCGCCGTATTACCTGCCGGACTGCGGACGTGCGCACGAGATCGGATTGCACCAGCACTTTGATCTGGATTACTGCATCAAGAGGATGATAGAATGAGACATTGCGTTATTTGCGACAGCACGAAGCGTGAGTTACTTTGGCGGTCTGACTTCCTTGTGCCTGACGGCTGGCCGCGACCGAAATACTTGGATTGGTTCAGGTGCGCGTGCGGGATGATCTATGCAGACAACGACACGGTGACGCAGCACGATTACGACCGCTATTACCAGGAGCGCTACGGTTACGGAGTGGAAGACCCGGAACAGCAACAGCGCATGCGGGACAGGGCGCATTACGTGGCCGTGAAGTTCCAGAAGGACGCGAAGGTGGTGGACTTTGGCGGCGGCGAGCAGGGATTGACGCGGATACTCGCGCAGTACGGGTTCATGAACACAGCCTGCGTGGAAGCGGGGCAGGATATACCGGATAACGTTGACGTGATCATCGCGGAGATGGTGTTCGAGCATATCTACTCGATGAACGCGGTGATGAGAGAAATGACCTCGTGCCTGAAAGATGGCGGCACGCTTATCGTGGACATTCCTGACGCGGGGGCGATCGGGCTTGAGGGTTCATCCTCAATGCCGATACTGGATTATCACCAGGTGCATCTCAATCACTTCAGGACGCTGGACATGCTCAGGCTGATGGAGCGCTGGGGGTTTGAGTTGGCGGAGACGAGCGCCTACCACGAGCGCGGGTTGGCGTGCCGGATGTTCGTGTTCGTGAAAGGCGCTGATATTGGCAGGTTGAGCAAAGAGCACGTTATCAGGAATATCGAGGAGAAGCAGGAGAAGTTGCGCGCACTCGCGGACACGCCGGTGATCGTGTGGGGCTTGGGTGATATTGCCATGCACCTGCTGGCGCGCTATCCAATCAACGTCAAATACTTTGTCTGCAACGACCCCGCGTTCAAAGACCAGACCATTGGCAGGATTCCAGTACTGGAAGCGCCGATCAGCGAACATCCAATTGTGGTGATGGCGCAGGCGCAGAAGGAGAAACTCATCGAACACATCAAGAGCGTGTGCGATAACGAGATCATCGTGATATGAGAGTGGCTGATTGGATCGTGCAGGAACTTGAGAAGCGCGTCAAACACGTGTTCTGTCTGGTTGGCGGTGGCTCGATGCACCTCAACGATGCGCTGTACGGGTCGAAGTTGACGCCCGTGTTCATGCTTCACGAGCAGGGGGCGGCGTTTGCAGCGCAGGCTTACGGGCATCTCAACGGCTTGGGCGTGTGCATGGTGACGACGGGGCCGGGTGGCACAAACGCCATCACGGGCTGCGCGGCGGCGTGGATGGACTCGACTCCTGTGCTGTTCATATCCAGTCAGGTGCAGCGCAAGCACATGTGCCACGGAGCGCGCAGGTACGTTGGACCGCAGGAAGTGGAGATCGTGGAACTGGTGAAGCCAATCACGAAATACGCCATTACGCTGATGCAGCCGGAGTGGGTGAAGCCGTGCTTTGAGATCGCGCTGGAGTGTGCAACAATTGGTCGCAAGGGGCCGGTGTGGCTTGACATACCTCAAGACGTGCAGGGGGCTGAAATTGAATAAGCCGGTCATCATCGCGGGCTGGGGATGCAACGATTACGAGCTGGACTTCTACGAGTTCATCCATCGCGCGCGCATACCCGTGCTGCTGACATGGAAATCGATTGGACTCATGGGCGATGATCACCCGTACTACTGCGGGCGACCAGGGACGATTGGGCAGCCGGCGGCGAACCGGATATTACAATCCTGCGATTACCTGCTGGTGCTGGGCGCAAAGATGGATCACGACCAAACGGCGTACCAATTAGAGAATATCGCGCCGCATGCTGAGAAGGTGGTGGTGGATTGCGATGAGCGCGAACTGGCGAAGTTCGATTCATCCTGGCAGACCGTGAAGGAAGACGTTGGCGAATGGTTGCGCTCCTCGTGGATTGAGGGCGACTTCAAGCCGTGGCTGACGGCGTGCAGGGTGCTGAACCAGATGAACCAGGTATTTCACGAGAGCTATTGGGATGAACGCGCGGCGAATTACTACTGCGTGATTGACGAACTATCAAGGCTGGCGCGCAACGATGACGTGATTGCGCCTGAATGTTCTACACCGGCGCAGGCGTTATTCCAGACGTGGCGGGTGAAGTTTGGGCAGCAGTTCACTTACGCGGGCGCGCTGGGTGCAATGGGGCAGGGAATACCAGGAGCGATCGGAGCGGCGCTGGCAACAGGCAAGCGCGTGCTGTGCCCGGTGGGTGACGGCGGGTTCATGCTGAACATTCAGGAGCTGGAAGTTGTGAAGCGGCTCAACCTGCCCATCAAGTTCATCGTGACAGACAACGGCGGCTACGGCGCGATCATGAACACGCAGCGCGGGTACTTCGACGGGCGCTTCGTTGGGTGCAACAATGAGAGCGGGCTGACTCTGCCGGACATTGGCAAGGTGGCGCTGGCGTTCGGGCTTCCGGTGTGGCGCATCTACGCCAACAACGACATAAAATCCATCTTATCCCGTGTTATGGCGACTGACAGGCCGGAAGTGGTGATCGTGAAGATTCCGGATGACTTCAAATGCGCGCACAGGGTACAGGCACGCATGGTAGATGGCGTAGTAATCAGCGGGGACTTCGCGGAGGTGTAGGATGATAAAGTTCAGCGTTAGAGGTGTGGAAAAGTTGCAGGCGTTCTTCAAGAAACTACCAGCGGAAGCGCGCAAGATTGCGGCTCCAGCTGTGGCGACATATCTTATCGGTGATGACGCGCACGGGCTGAAGCACTACGTTGGTTACAGGTACGTGAGCAGAAAATCAGCTTACGGACAGACATTCAGCAGCGACAAACAGCGGCGCTACGTGATGGCAAAGATACGAGAAGGTGAGATCACGCCAGGTTCTCCACGACGTACCAACGCGCTGAAGCGTGGTTGGGCTTATAAACTGCAAGGAGGCGGATACGGGGCGAGCATTTATAACCCTGTACCTTATGCAGGTTATGTAATGGGGGATGCAACACAGGCGCGGCAACCAGCGAAGGTAGGCTGGCGCACGATGATGGCTGTGGTGAACACGAATATCAAGGGCGCGATCAAGGCGGCGGAGCGCAAGATTCAGGAATGGATCAATGGAAATTCGTAATAACGAATCACGCAACAAAAGGCCATTTTTGTGACCATTAGATAGTGAGGACTATATATGCCCAAAACTAAACAACCGGAACTCGAGTACATCATCGTATCAGAGTCAAGTAAGTTGTTGTTGCAGGAGCGCGTGAATTATTACATTGGCGTGGGATATGTTCCAACTGGCGGCGTTGCCGCGCAGGTGGGGCATAACGTGTACGGAGAGATTACCTTCGACTTTCATCAAGCGATGGTACGAAAAACTGAATAACGCGCGGACGTTGCGCCGGGCGTAAGACCGCGATGCGTTGTCATCGGTCAGCTGCTTCTCGGAAACGGGACAGGCGGCATTTTTGCGTTTAACGAGGTGACTATGGAGGAAACATTAATTGCATTTGGGAGCGAGCTGAAGGCTCTCGGTGAAGGCAAGGTCGGCGGGTATTTGGTGCGCTTCTCAACAGCAGAAGACCCTGACCTGACCGGCGACTTTTTCACCAAAGACACCGACCTCCATTACCCGCCTGAAATGCCCGTGCTGTATAACCACGGGCTTGATAAGACGATCAAGAAGCGGGTGATTGGCAAGGCATCGGTCAGTATTGACGACGTGGGGGCGTGGGCTGAGGCTCAGCTCAACCTGCGTGACGAGTACGAAAAAGAGATTTACAAACTGGTGGAGGCGGGCAAACTGGGTTATTCATCCGGCGCGCTCTCTCACCTGGTAGAGCGTGAACCGGCTGGTAAAGCCGCGTTCATCAAGAGTTGGTTCGTGGGCGAGGTATCGCTCACGCCGACACCAGCGGAGCCGAGAAACTCGGTTGTATCGCTGAAATCATTAATTCCCGACGAGGCGGCGTTGCCGATAGACGAGAAAGAAACATCAATCCATCAAGGAGAAAACAAAATGGAAGAAACTATTGACATCAAGGCATTGGTCGCCGCCGAAATCAAGGCGATGAAGGATGCCGAAGCCGCTGAAGCGGCTCGCAAGCAAGAGATCGAAGACGCTAAAGCCGAAGGCGCTCGCAAGGCTGTTGAGGAACTGAAAGCAAAGAAAATGCTCAGAGCCTCCGAGTACCACACTACCGAAAAGGGTAGTGACTCAGACGATGGCGTTGGCGCGTTCAAGGCGTGGATGCAGACCGGACAGATCAACCACGAGCTGATCGTTCCTGATTCATCCTACCTGGGCATCAAGACAACCGGAATCACCAACCTCACCACCGGCGATCAGGGCGGATACCTTGTACCTGACCCGCTGTTGAACCGCATCATTGCCAAGCGCGATCTGGCATCATGGGTGCGGCAGGCACCGTGTAGTTACTTCAGCACCGATGCAGATCATCTGCTCATCCCGGTTGAGGGAACGCGGCACACTGACTTTGTGGTAACGAGTGAAGAAGCCGCCTATAACAATGACACAACCAGAACGGTTGACCAGAAAGACCTGGTGCTGAAGAAGTACACCAAAGAGTTGCGTGTTTCTGAAGAATTTCTTGGCGTGCGCAATTCCAACTGGGAAAGCTGGATCGCTGGTGCCTTAGCACGTGCCGAGGCTGGGACAGAGAATGCCATCGCTACTGCCGCCCTCGTTGACGACTCCGGCGCTACTGCCGCCACCGCAGCTGGTTCATCGACCACGCTGACCGCCGCCGAACTGGCTCGGCTGGTCGGGTCGTTGACCAACGGGTACAACGTGCTGGGCGAGTGCGGGTTCCTGATGAAGAACGCGACCAAGTGGTACCTGAAGGGGTTGACCGGTTCAAACTTCAACTTCATCGCTACCCCTGCGGGCGCTGACTTCTTCGGTTATCCGGCTTATGTCAGCGATGACATGGCCGCCATGACCAGCGGGTTGTATTCAACGCTGTTTGGCAACTTTAACTACTTCGCGGTGGTTGAGAAACCGGGCATGCTGGTGCAGCGCAATCCTTACCTGTATATGGCAAACGGACTTGTCGGCATCTTCGCCAACATTTTCCGGGCATACGACGTTCTCCAGAGCGAAGCCTTCTACAAGATGGCTCAGGGTACCGCCTAATCGACACAATGATGAACGGGGGTAGCAATACCCCCTTCACAAAAAAGGAGAACAAAATGGCTCATAACAAAAAATTTGCAGATTACATGGTGGTGCAAAACGTTTGCCCGCCTCAAGCGACCACCTCTACCAAACTGGATGTAACCAGCGTCAACGCCTATGGATGGGATCGCGCAACATTCATCTTTGCGCTTGGTACGCCTTCAGGTGATACCGCTAACGTCTCGACAGGCTGGGGCGTTTGGCAAGCATCCACTTCAGGTGCAACCTATGCACGCATCACGGGCGCATCAGGCGCACAGATCACTGCCGGGCAGGGGTCAAACCAGAATTTCGTGGTTGACGTGAACGTTGACCAGAGTTACCCCTGGCTGCGCTTTAGCGGGTTCATGGTTTCGACCGCGTGGCCGAACTCGGTGGTGTGCGTGCTGCGTTCACCGAATGACGCAAAACCGACATCCCTATCCGCAAGCATCATCTGCCCGGATTAGCGGATGGAAAAAGTTACTTTATGGGTTCCTTGCGGCTCCCGAAGACCAGAAAGCTGGTCACAGGTGGAAGCCTATATGCACACCGAAGAACCTGACAACGTTGATACTTTGTATTTTCGTAGAAGTACACCGGGAAACATAGGGGTTATCTGGAACGGGGTCATCAAGGAGTTCTTGGACAGCGACTCAACTTATCTATGGAGTGTGCATGACGACGTTGTGTACGCTCCTGAAACACTTGTCCGGCTGATGTCATGGAATAAGCCGTTGATCAGCGCGCTTGTGTTTCACAGGCAAAACCCACAACTGCCTCATATCTGGGCGTTGAACGATGACAAAACCGCGTACATCCAAAAGATCGAGGAAACGTACCAGTTTTACCTGCGCAATTACGACCAGATAAAGTTTGGGCCGTTCGTAATGGAGAAACCGCCCGAAGACTCGTTAACGGAAATCGGCTTCACCTCTACCTCTTGCACGTTGATACATAGGAGCGTGCTTGAGGCATTGCGCGAACCGATGGAAGAAAAGTGGTTCAGACTCGATGACGAGGTGGCTGGCGGGGGAGAAGACCGCAACTTCTTTGAGCACGCGAGAGAAGCAGGCTTCCCTTCTTACGTTGACCGTTCCTGCGTGGCCGGGCACCTGAACGGTGACCTGGCAAGCGGCGTGCCCGATTTCATGGTGTGGCACCAATCCGCGATATTCAGGGGAACTGGAGAGGAATCGAGTGGCTGAAATCCTGCTTTGGATACCGTGCGGGTCGAATAGACCAGAGAGCTGGCTGCAAGTATCAGGATACATGCACACGAAAGTACCAGAAGGATACAGCCTGAACTTCAAGCTGACACCGCCGGGTGACACGATGCGAACGTGGAACGACCTGACTCGTGGGTTCCTGGAAAGTGGTGCTGAGTGGCTTTGGAGCGTGCACGATGACGTTGTGTATCACCCGCTGACACTTGAGCGCTTGCTCTCCTGGAATGAACCAACCATCGGCGCGCTGATATTCACCAAACAGAACCCGGCGCTCCCTCACATCTGGAAGATTCATAACGAGCGACACGCGCAAATGGCAGATGAGACACGGGATTGGTTCATGGAGAGGAAAGACAACATCCTGCCTGGACCGCAAGTGATCCATCCAAGACCAGAAGACGCGCTTACGCCCGTCAGTTTCACCTCCACGAGCTGCTGCCTGATACACAGGAAAGTGCTTGAGGACACGGCGAAATACGGCGATTGGTGGGAGCAGGACACGCTTTACGAGGCAGGTGGAGAAGACAGGCGCTTCTTCAAGCGGGTGAGGCAGGAAGGATACACGCCCTACGTTGACCGCTCCTGTATTGTTGGGCATCTGGGAGCGCATCCAACAGGGGTGATGGATTTCATCCTGTGGCAGAACCACCCGCTGTTCACGCAGACCTGTGAGGACATGATATGACAGCATACGCAAGCATAACGGATTTCAAGAACTACGCCCGCATCGAGAGCACCGATACAACGGACGACGGGGTTATCGGTGACATCCTGGAAGGGGCCAGCAGGCTCATCGACACGGAAACACGGCGCACCTTTTTCGCCCGCATTGAAACTCGCAAGTACGACGTGCCGGATGGCAACACGCTTTACATCGAAGATGATGACCTGCTGGCTATTACCACGTTGACGAACGGCGATGATACCACGCTGGCAAGCACGGAATACATCCTGCTGCCCGCCAACGCCAACCCGAAATACGCCGTGAAGATCAAAGACTCAAGCGCGTACTCGTGGGAAGCAGAATCAGACGGCGACAACGAACAGGTGATCGAAATATTGGGCTCGTGGGGGTACTCATACTCACCACCAGCTGATATTGTCGAGGCTTGTTTGCAGATCGCCACGGCGTTCTATCACCGCAGGTTCGGCGAGAACATGGCGGCTGAATCAACACTGACTGCTGGCGGGGTGATGATCACTCCGCGTGATGTGCCGGCGAGCGTGCGCACCATCCTGATGAACTACGCGAGGCTGGCATGAGCCTATCAACGGCGACAATCGCGGCAGGCATCGCGGCGTTGACAGTAAGCGGCGTGACCATCAAGGACGTGGATGAGATACCGGAAACGGTAAACTCCCGCGACTGCCCAATCCTGTTCCCATCTCCGGATGGGTTCGTGCTGGGCGGAAACGGCGAACCGGAAACGGGGTCAACCACCTTTGGCGCACCAACGACCAGGCTGTGGACGTTCAACAGGACTTACCGCTACGTGTATTTGCACGAACAGGCGGGAGCGACAAGGGGCTTGAAGGATGTTATCGGCGCGATGGCAACGAAAGTTGACATGATCATCGAGGCTGTGGCTGAGATGGATTTGACCGATGTGGATGTGATGCGCGTGAACGTAAGTGACCTGGGGGTGCTTGAAGCGCCGGATGGCAAGGCTTTCTTCGGGTGCATGTTTGAAATAACGCTCCGGGAAAGGATGAATAATACATGAGCAAAGTAAGCGCGAAAAACGCGATCATACTGATAAATGGATACAACTTATCAACCTACGCTACCGCATTTGAGGCGAACACCGACACAGGGGTGATTGATGTGACGGGCTTCTCTGACGCGAGCAAGAACTTCATACCAGGACTGCCAACTGCAAAGATACAGGCGGACATGCTGTGGTCATCGACGGCTTCTACGGTGCACACGGCTTTGCACGACTTTGGAGAGCACCACGTGACGATACTGCCTGAGGGATACGCCGCAGGAAACCCAAGCATCAGCCTGCCTTATACGCAGGCCACGTACAACCCGAAAGGAACGCCGGACAGCGCTGTTTCTGTGGGCTCGATACAATTCGAGAGCTACGGGGATAACGAGGGCGTGGAGTTTGGCAAGGTGCTGACACACGGGACTATTACCAACACCACCACCACAACGGCTTACCAGTTCAACGCGGCGCAGGTAACGGCACGATGTTCAGCCACGCTGCACATCTGGAGCTCGTGCGCTGCGGATACCTACGTGGTAAAAATACAGGACTGCGCGACTTCCGACGGGTCGTATAACGACCTCATCACCTTCACGGCTGACGGGAGCGCGGTGCTATCCGAGAGACAAGCGGTTGCATCCGGAACAATTGACAAGTTTTTGAAAGTTGTGGCGACACGGACAGGGAGCGCGGGGGATTCCTTCGGCTTCACCGTTCACTACGCACAATACTAAAGGAGACACAAATGGCTAAAATTTCAGCAAAAGGCGCGGCCATCACCATTGATGATTCAGCAGGTAGCCCGCAGGATTTATCAACAGATTGCGTGAGTTTCGAGATCCAGCAGGACGCGGGCGTGATCGACGTAACCGGATTCGGGGACGGCAGTAAGAACTTCATCCCTGGCTTACCGGTGACAGGCATCACCTTTGAGTTCCTTTACGACACACACACCACCTCTGGCGCTTACACGGTGCTGAAGGGCATCCTCAACAGCGCAACCAGCAAGACCGTGAGCGTGAAACCGGAAACCGCTGGAGAGACGCTATCGGGCGAGTTCTGCCTGGACAACTTCGCAGTGAAGGGCACGCCTGATGGGGCGCTGAGCATCGGAACAGTGCACTTCAGCGTAATGGGCGGAACCGCACCGGAGTGGGCTTGATATGGATAAAGTGAAACTGGTAGTCACGCAGGAGAAGTTTGACCGTAATTTCTCCATTGACGATTGGTTCAACTTCGACAAGCTATCGCAGAAGGAAGTTTACGAAAAACTGTTGCTGTTCGTGACCGATGAAGAAGGCAACGAGTTATCGGTTGAGGACGCGCGGGCGGTGTTCAAGACCATCCCGAAAGGGGAGTGGATCGAGGTCGTGACAGAGTTCGTCAGGGCGGTGAACCAGGCATTTGTAAACCCTACGAACGGAAGCAGTTAGAGTTTGCGGCTATCAGCGCGACTGCTTCCGAATTACCAAGATGGGTGTACGTGCTAAAAATGGCAGAGAGTTGGGGCATCCCGCCGTGGGAGATCGTAGAAGGCTCGAAGATGTTATGGTATCAGCGCTGGATGGCGCTGGGGGCGGCGAGGGCTAATGGCTAACAGAGTTGACATTGATATTTACGCAAACGACAAAACCGGCGGCACTCTAAATAATATTGAGGGCAAGTTTAGCGACCTTGAGGGTGGCTTTCAAGCGCTTACCGGAATATCACTTACAACTGCTGGTGTAATAGCGGCGATTGGAGGGGGAATCAGCGCCGCTGTTGATTATACAAAAGATGCGATTGAAGAAACAGTTAAATACGGGGATCAGGTTGCTACCCTTTCAAGAATTACCGGCACATCTCTCGAAGATACAAGCAGGCTGATACAAGTTGCTCAGAATATGGGCATTGAATACAAAGACCTGGCAACGGGACTTGGCAACGCCACAAAGAAAGGCGTTGACGTATCTATTGAAAACCTGCTTTTGCTCGCAGACGAATACAAAGAACTTGAAACGCCAATAGCTCGCGCACAGTGGCTAACAGAAAACTTTGGCGCGGCAGGTAGAGATTTAGAACCAATATTCGCGGCGGCGACAGAGTCAATCGTTGCAGACATGGAAGAAGTTAGCGACGCGATGGTATGGGATGCAGAAAAACAAGAGTCCGTTGATGCTTACAAGCAGGGCATGGCCGAGGTAAAGTCAGCTTTTGAGGAAGTGAGAATAGAAGTCGGAACAAATTTTCTTCCTGCTATTCAAACGGTGTTGAATCTAATGAATGACAAAGAGGGTTGGCGCAGCGAGGGCTATAAGCGGATGTTGGGGGATATAAAAACCGAGTCTTGGGCAGCAACAGGTGTTCTAAAAGAACTTTGGAGCTGGTTGCAGTTAATCGCTACCGGTCCATCCGGTGGCAAACCCGTAAGCGCAGCCGCTCTTGGCATTGGTGGAGTTGCCCCAAAACCAAAATTTGACACAACCGGTGGCGGTAGAGGTGGATTTAATCTTGGGGGAGGTATTACACAAGAAGCTCGCGCTGTTGGCGGTGCAGTTGCGCCGAATGTGCCTTACCTGGTGGGTGAGAACGGTCCTGAAATATTCAAGCCGAACGCGGCGGGTTCTATTATCCCGAATGGGCAGGTAAGCGATTATTCAGGCGGCGGCGAGGTGGACTATGACCGCATGGCGCGCGCGTTCATCGAAGCCCTAGAAAGGTCAAGTTTAGTCCGATGACATCAACAGCATATTACCCGACCATCAAGTGGTACTACTACAACGCAACCGGCGCGGCAGCGGACAAGGCTTGGTATGCTGCTGCAATGTCCTCTGACGGCAGCAAGATGCTGGCTGGTGTATTTGGCGGCAGATTGTATTTATATTCAGGTGGTAGTTGGAGCGAAACACGACCGGCGGGGAATGCGAATAAGCATTGGGCGTCTTGTGCTATATCATCTGACGGCAGCAAGATGTTGGCTGGAGTAGAAGGCGGCAGATTGTATTTATATTCAGGTGGTA